ACCGCGCGGGCCTCACCCTTTCGTGCCCGGACCCGAAGAACATCATCCGCAGCCAGGTCGGCGACACCGGCAAGCCGTTCGCGCACCGCCAGCAGGTCGACAAGAGCGACCTCGAGTTCCTGGAGGAGCTCTGCAAGGATGTCGGCCGCACGCTCAAGGTCACCGAAGATCAGATCGTCCTCTTCGACGAGCAGGACATCGAGGCCGGCGAGGCGATTGGCGAGATCGACTTCATTGGGGGACGGGTCCAGTCGTGGAACTTCGACAGCGACGACAGCGGGCGCTACGGATCGTGCCACATTTCGTTCCTCGATCCGCGTACCGGGAAGACGATCAAGGGGCAGTTCCCCGCAGACGGCCAGACCGTCCCAGGGCTCGATCCGAACGGCCAGACGCTCGAGCTGCGCCTGCCCATCGCTTCGATCGGCGAGGCGGCCGACCGCGCCCGCGCGCTCCTCCGCTCTGCCAACAAGTTCGCGAACAAGGGGAAGATGACCACGATCGGTGATCTCGGCCTGGTCGCCGGCGTGGTCTTCGACCTGAAGAACGCCGGCGGCTTCAACGGACGCTTCATCATCGACCGCGCCGAGCACCACCTGGTCGGCGGCTACACCACCAGCCTCGATATCCACCGCTGCCTGGAGGGCTACTAGGTGGGCGCCGACATCCGGGTAGGCCGCGTCTCGAGCACGAACGCCGACAAGCACACGGCGCAGGTGAAGTTCTTCGAGATCGATTCGTGGATCTCCTACGACCTGCAGGTGCTGGTGACGCGGCCGGGCGACTACAGCCTCCCGGACGATGATGCCCCGGTGCTCTGCCTGATGTTCGACGGCCACCAGCAGGGGATCGCCGGCGTCGGTGTCGTGGTAGGCGCGCTCTACACGGACAGCGACGCGCCTCCGCTCAGCGACAAGGGGAAGCGGTCGATCGTGTCGGACGACTTGCGGCTCGGCGCGGCCGACGCCTCCGACAAGGTGGCGCTCGCCCCGAAGGTGAAGAGCAACTTCGACGATCTCAAGACCCACTTCCAGGCGGTCGAGGCGGTGATCTCCGGCGCGCCGATCCCGGAGCCAGGCAACGGCGCGAACAGCGCGTTTCAGGCGGCCCTGTCGGCGGCGATTGCCGCGCAGGCCTACCCGACGCCGCAGGATCCGGCGGCCGAGAAGGTGAGCGCCAAGTGAGCATCGCCGTCCTGGGTCCGGTGACATTCGAGGTCAGCTCCGACAAGGTGCGGACCTGGCATGAGGCGCGCCGCAACGGAGAGGCGCGGTGGGTGGCGCACCAAGTGTACGCGGGCAAGCCGGTGCAGGAGTTCCTCGGCCCGGGGCTCGACCTGCTCAACCTGACCGTGCGCTTCGATGCCGATCGGGGCCTCGTGCCGCGCGACGAGCTCCGCCAGCTCCGCAAGCAGCGCGACACCGGCGCGGTCCTCCAGTTCACGATTGGCGGCGCGCTGGTGGGCGACTTCATCGTCCGAAACCTCTCCGAAGATCTGCACCGCTTCAGTTCGAAGGGCGTGCTTCTCACTGCGATCGTGGAGCTCTCCCTCGAGGAGTACCAGTGAAGCGCGGCCTGTCGATCTGCCCCTGGTGCGGTCGCCCCTGGCGCGGCGGCGCGGGGTATCGCGTGTGCGCGCCGTGTGCCTTTGAACTCGAGGTCCTGCGATGATCAACTGGTCGCCGAAGCCCGTCGACGAAGTGGTGCAGAACGTCCGCACCCTCCTCGTGACCGCGCCAGGAACGGTCCCGCTCGCGCGCGCCATGGGCACGCCGCAGGATGTGGTCGACCTGCCCGAGTCCATCGCCGGCGCCCGCCTGCAGGCCGACGTGGTCAAGGCGGTACGGATCTACGAGCCGCGGGTGAAGGTCGCCTCGGTCGATGTCACTGCCACAGATGACGGCGTGCTGAAGGCGACCGTCAACCTGGACGCGCCATGAGCGACCCCGTCCTCTTCGCCGAAAAGGACCCGACGGCCGTGCTGGCCGCGGCGCTCGAGCTCTATCGCGTGACCACGGGCGTCGCCTTGGCAGCCGCCGATCCGCGCCGCCTGCACCTGCAGACCGTGCTTCTGCTCCTCTCGCAGCAGCGCCAGCGAATCGACTTCGCCGGCAAGCAGAGCCTCCTCCGGTACGTCGACGCGGGCATGCCGATCGCCTCGGCGGTCTTCATCCAGGCGCTGGCCGAGCTCTGGGGAGAGGTGCCACTGCCCGCCGAGCCTTCGACCTGCACCGAGCGCTTCACCGGCGATGTCGGAGCACCCATCCCCACGGGGTCGCGGGTGACTGACGGAACGAGCCAGTGGGCCGTGGTGGGCGGCCCCTACACGATCCCGCCGGGGAACACGATCGACCTACAGGTGCAATGCACGGTCGCCGGCGCCGTTTCTAACGGCGTTGCGCCCGGTCAGATCGCCACCATGGTCGACGCGCTGGCCGGCGTCTCCTCGGTTACCAACACCACCACGACGATCTCCGGGCGCGATATCGAGAGCACCGAGGCGTTCCGTACCCGCCTCCGCTCGGTCCCCGAGAACCGCTCGACCTGCGGACCGCGACTCGCCTACGAGCAAGCTGCGCTTGACGCCTCCGCGTCGGTGGCCGACGCGGTAGCGCTCGGCGCCGACGACGCGAGCGAAATGGCAGGGACGTTACCGACGTCGGGAGAGGTCCACGTGATCATCACTCAGGGCACCCGCGACTCCGACGGCACCCTGATCTCGGTGGTCCCGGACCCGGACGCGAACCTGATCAGCACGGTCGATTCCGCGCTCTCCGCGGAGGACGTGCGGCCACTGACCGACTTCGTCACGGTGAAGGCGCCGGTCTGGGCGAATCTCGACATCGAGCTCGTCTACTACATCTCGAAGAGCCGCGCCGACTCGGCCTCGACGATCCAGGCCGCGGTCGAGGACGCCTACGCGGCCTACAAGCTCTGGCAGCAGCAGATCGGGCGCGACATCAACCCCTCGGAGCTGATCACTCGCCTCGTGAACGCAGGCGCGAAGCGCGTCGTGATCGGCGGGGCGGGCCCGGTGTTCACCGTGCTCAAGCGCGACGAGTGCAGCCGCCTCTTCTACGAGGACGTGCTCTACGGCGGGATCGAAGATGATTGATCTCCGCGACGCGAGCCTCATCGACTTCTTGCCCGAATCCATCGCGCAGGACTCGGAGATCTTCGCGCTCTCGCTCGCGATCGATCCCGAGATGCGCGACGTGGGGGCCGCGATCATCGAGGCCGCCGTTCTCCCGCGCATCGCCGAGCTGCCCGAGACGATCCTGAACGAGCTCGGCTGGGCGTTCCGGCTGACCGAGCTCACCCTGTGGGATACCGCGACGGCCGACGGCAAGCGCGGTCTTCTCGTCAACATTTTCGCGATCCGCAAGAAGTCGGGCACGCGCTTCGCCGTACGGCGGATCTTCGATCTGCTCTCTGTCGTGGGCTCGGTGATCGAGTGGTTCGAGGACTCGCCGATCCGGCCGGCCTTCACCTACCGGATCGTGCTCACGGTGACCGACACCGAGCTCGCGCTCGCGACGCTCTTGCAGATCCCTGAACTGACGAACCGCTTCGCGCCGACGCGCGCGAACCTTTCCGAGGTGGCGGTCGCCACGGACCGGCTCGGATCGCTTCTGCCCTACGTCGCCACGGTCCACGGGCGCGAGACCACGATCCAGTTCGGAGGGCCCTAGCCCATGCCGGTGACCTACTACACCATCCTGACGAACCTCGGCCTGACGCGCCTCGCGGAGGCGCAGGCGACATCGACGCCGCTCGTGTTCACCCACCTGGCGGTGGGGGACGGTAACGGCTCGCCGATCACCCCGGACGCGGCGATGACCGCTCTGGTGCACGAGGTCGCTCGCGTGACGGTGAACAACGTCGAGATCTCGCCCGACGAACCGACGACGGTCCGGGTCGAAGGGCTGATCCCGTCTGGCACCGGCGGTTTCACCATCCGCGAGGCGGGGCTCTTCAATCTCGCCGGCGAGATGATCGCCATCGCCAGCACCCCCGATATCTACAAGCCGACGCCGAGTGAGGGCGCGACCGTCGACGAGTACATCCGGATCTTGATCCAGTACTCGGCGGTCACCGCCATCGCGCTGACGATCGACCCCGATGTGATCACCGCCACCCGCCTCTACGTCGATGACCGCACCGGCGGGGGCCTCTACCTCTGGGAGACGTTTACGTGAAGAGGGGAATCCACATGATCCAATGCCCAAAAGGAGAAAGATAGCCAATGTCTACACCATTGTTCATTCGCACTCCGACGATGGGCAACGTCCTCGGCGGTGCAGGCAACATCGCTGGACAAGACTGCGCCGATCCGATCTCCACGGTCACCTACGCAGACCTCACCGACTACGTGAGCGAGCCGACGCTGATCGAAGAGGTGACCTGGTCGGCGAACGACTTCTCGACGCTCGACGGGATGTTGCTGCTCGCCGTGAAGAACAACAGTGGCGCCGCGCATCTCTTGCTGGGGACGTTCCCGATCCCGGCGGGGACCTCGAGCCTGATCGCGAGCGGTCG